TTCCAAGGGCCAACTGGTCAATGGTTTATTGAGAACTCATTGACTACGCTTGGTAACAATGATCCTGTGTCGGAGTACAACTCTAAACTCTGGAACTCTGGTATTGAGTCAGATAAAGAGATTGCTCGTAAGCAGAAGCGTAAGCTGCAATATTACTCAAACATCTATGTGGTGAGTGATGCATCAAATCCTCAAAACGAGGGTAATGTCTTCCTCTATCGTTATGGTAAGAAGATTTTCGATAAGGTGATGGAAGCAATGCAGCCTCCATTTCCTGATACTGATCCCATCAATCCTTTTGATTTTTGGGAAGGTGCGAATTTCAAGTTGAAGCTTCGTAAGGTAGACGGGTATTGGAACTATGATCTATCATCCTTTGATAGTGTAACTCCACTGCTTGATGGTGATGACGATGCATTGGAAGAGATGTATAATAAGCAATACTCCCTTGCTGACTTTACATCACCAACTAACTTCAAGTCCTATGATGAGTTGAAGACTCGTCTGGATGCAGTTCTATCTGGGACTGTGGTTGCAAATACAACAGTTCAGACTTTGATGGAATCTGAACCAAGTTCTGCAATCAAGGTTGATACTAAACCAGAACCAGCACCTACTGTAGAAGCTGTTGATGATGATGACGCAATGTCATACTTTGAAAAACTCGCAGAAGGATAGAACAGTCTATCCTTAACAAGAACCCCTCGCTGAGAAATTGGTGAGGGGTTTTCTTTTACGGAGATGTTGGAGACATAGAACCACCACCCCTTGCGACAGCTCCCGTTGTTCCTGTTGGCTTCAGTGAAGCTGAAGTACTTACATTGTTTTGTGTCTTAGGTGCTTCATTGACAGTGCTACTTGGTGCGACAACTACTGGTGCAGCTTGTGCTTTTTGTAGTTCTGCTGCAATAGAAGCTCGTCTTGCCGCAAGTTCATCAGTTTTCGCTTTTTCATTTTGTAAGTCTTTTATATCTTGTTCTCTTTCACCTGTCGTTTCATGCCAACTATCTTTTGCAACATCTGCCGTCATGTCAGCAACATTTTCCTTGTTATCCTTTACATCATCTTCAGCATCCTCTAACAATCTCTTTAATCTTGTAATATTTTTACTGTGTGCCTCTTGAGCCGCAACTTGCGCTTCCTCATCTGCTAATCGTTTTTTTCTTACTTCTGGGTCTTCAAGTTTTTTGCCGCTGCTGTCAATTCCAGCAAACTCAAAAACAGCGTCTGGGATGACCAGCTTTACCGAATCCGGCATGGCCATTAGAATGCTGGCCATTATGTTTTGAAACATGCCCTTAAAGTCAAAGTTGAGTATACTTTTAACTCCATCCATAATACCGTTTATAAAATCTTCAATTAATTTCTCAAAACTAAATTCTTTGAATGACTTCGCTAAGTCCTCGAAACCAAAGAACTCCAAAACATCAGCAGCTAAATTTTTTATAAAATCAAGTATCTTTCCAAACGAACCCATAAAATTGACAAATGCTACTCTTATCAATTCTGGGACACTTGCTCCTTCATCAAACGCTTTCTTGACCTCAAGAAAAGTATCATATATTGCATAACCCGCCGTAGCAATACCAGCAATGATGGCAACGAGTGGTAATATAGCAATACCAAGGAACGTAGAAAGTGCAACTGCACCAGCGCCCAATGCTTTTACTATTGCCACGCCAGCAACTTTCATACCCACAAATATTGCTTTAATACCAGCAAGACCAAGAAATTTCAATGTGAAAAATCCAAGAACAGCAGCAATACCTACTTTCAATGCCCCAAATTTATCAACTAAAAGTTTTAGTACTCCATTTTTACCAAATAGGATATTATCATCTGCTGATGCCCATGATATTAATTTCTTTATATTTTCCTTAAGCATGCCCCATACAGGACTATTAACGAGTAACACAAGTGCTGGGATTACAAGTATTGAGAATACTTTACCAAACCGGCCTAAAATTCCACCAATTTTTTTAAAGGTTTTCCCGATACCTTCTATGGCAGTTCCACCAAGTTCTTTTACTGCTGCCCCAGTTCCTTTTTCTCCTTTAGTATCTTTGAATCTTGAAAGTAAATTTCTTCGACTTTCAAGTTTTTGTGACTTTGCCTGTTCTTTGTTGTATCTTTTTTGTGCATCTTGATATTGTTTATTATTTTTTGCATCTTCGCCAAGGACCGCTTCAATGTCCTCCATTGCTTTTTTTGATTCTTCAGTGACTTTTCTCTGCTTTAACATTGCGTCATATTGTTTTTCTGACTGACCAAGAAGTTTTCTTTCAATATTTTCCCTTTTTAACTGGAGTTTATTTGCTTCCTCTGCTTTTTTTTGTAAAGCCTCAAGTTTTTTCATCCCACTTTCACTGAAAGTGCCACCGGCTTTTTGTTTCTCCAACAGGTTAGCGACCTGTTCTAACTTCGCTGTTGTTTTTTGGGATTCACGATACATATCTTCTTGAGTTGCCATAATTCTATCCTACTTCTTTACACTTACTTCAGCGTTTTTACTTTTGACATATGCTTCTTTTCCGAAGAAAGCAGCAACGATTGCTGCCACAGAAACAAAATATGTTGGGGCCATATCACCAAGAACAGATGATGCTTTTTCTAAACCTGTAAATACACATAACACAACAAGTGTAGGATACAGTAACATACCGGCAAGCGCAAACCACGCCATTCGACGCTGAGCATCTTCCTTTTTATCCTCATTCTCTAGTCTTACTAATTTTTGGTCCATCTCAAATTCTTCATCAGTCACAACACCATCACCATCTAAATCATATTTTTCAAATTGACTATTTGGCTCAAGTTTTTTTTGTGCCACAACTACCTCCTTGACATTGCTCGATTCTCTTTCTTCATTCGCTCCTCTTCTTCTTTAAGGTGATTGGTTAGTAAACCAATATATATGTCCCTCTCCCACGGCATCATATTTTCAAGCTCTGTTAAACTATATTTATGATGTTGCATCAATGCAAAATTCATTTCATAGTAAGACCTAACTGATATGTGTGAGAGGGCTATTAGAAAAAACTATCTATTCCCTCCACACTAACTTTGCTTTCTACTTGTGTATTGGGATTTTTCACTGTCACCTCATGTCGAAGTTTAGGCATAGTTTCAAAGAATTTACCAATATCTTCAAAAACCTCAGTTGGTAAACTATCAATAAATTCAATCAGGTCATTATCAGTAAAATCTACTCTTCTGTTTATTGTATCGCCATCCGTAATTTCAGTAACACATCTTTCTAATAACTTCATTGTATCATCAACTACATTATCAGTATCTATATCAGAAACATCTCTTATTGTTGGCCACCGTAAAACCATATTGATATTATCTGTTACTTGTATCGTATCTACATGATCATCTGAAACTTGCACATCTATTTCATCAAGATTGATTTTAACAGGGACTCTTGTTTCATCATCATCTGGACACAAAATTCTTACTTCTGCTGTTTCTCCAACTGATTTACACCGTATCTTTAAAAAAATATATTCAAAATTAAATATTGGAAGCTTCTCAATCTCCACCTCATTAAATGTGCAAGATTTCATGATTGAGGTCAGGGCACCATATATATCTTTTTTGCTGCTTCCTTCTTGTAGAAGCATTAATGTCTTTTGTTCTTTTACAAGAAATGGTCTATATTTTATTTCTTCTCCTGTTGATGGTAGTTCTAATGTGTAAACTGGTGTATCAATTTTTGGTAACGCCATAATTTTTTCATCCTTTTATAATAATTTCCTCACTACAGCTGGAATGTTTGCTGTCAAACTTCTTTCAACTGTGTTTGTAAATGTGTCAACTAATGTCCCACCAAGACTTTGCTGAGACTCTGCATCTAGTGGTGAGAACTTTCTAAATGTCCATGCCACTGTAGTTTTTGTAATTTCTGTACTTGGCCCTGATGCTAATTCTAGGGCAGCGATAGATTTAGGATAACACTCCTCTATTCTCATACCAAATGTTTTCTGATTGTTTTGGTTAAGTAAATATATATCTAATGTTCCAACATAATCATAATAATATCCAACATCAAATGTGGTTACATTATATGATAGTTGTTGCCATTGCTCAAACAACCTTCTCTCATCTAATCCAGATGTTGATTGAAAAGTCATACTGATTTCATCTGCAAACAATGGTTGTGTCACATACTCTCTTTGTGGTCCAGTGATAGCCCCTGCACTTGCTATTTGAGTTTCTAACGATCTGCCGGGCATCTGAAAACTTTCTGCTCTCAAGGAGATGTCTCTAACATTGTGGCCACCCATAGCAGGAGAAGATGAACGGGGTGGATGAATTTGAACCTCATATTGGTTTGGTCTTCCATATGCATTTTGATCACCAAATGATGCTAAAACATCATTCATTAAACCAAATGCTGTTGCATCTGCAAATGAAGCTAGTGTTGATGCCATTTTACTATCCTTTAAACTTTGTACAATTTCTTAGTTCGATTATATACTTTAGATGTGGAGGCTTTCCTAAATCTTTGTACAGGTAATAAAACTGCAATCACCCATTCATCTGGAGTAACAATACGAACTTGGGATTTCATATGACTGTAAAGATATCTTTTAACAACAGCCTTTGCCATGCGGCCGGGTTCGCCAGGTAATCTTATAGCCCGTTGATAACTAACTCTAAGCCGATCTGTTTCTTTATATTGATTTCCTTCTGGTATATTTTTAAGTTTATCAAGCAATTTAATTCGTAGAGGTATTGGTAAATAATGAAAGTTTAACCCCAAAAATCCATCATTGTATCTCTCCAGTGGCAGAACCAGCGGAAAAGTATCATAGTATGGTAGAGTTTTTTTGTATTTAGGATCATACATAAACATATTCAAATTAAATGGTGATGGGATATTTGCTCTTTTACCATCTCTAATCAAATCCAATGGTTTAGGTTTACCGAAATCTTGTATTTTATTTCGATACCATTTGATTGATTTTGGTGCGTCTTTTGTAGCGTCTTGAACACTTTGTATAAAATTATCAGCCATACGATTATTTATAACGAATACCTAAATCATCCTCTGTTAGTATTTGAAATTCCATTCCGTTATTCTCACACCATTCAACAGCATACTTCCATTTAGCACTATTCACGCCCCAAGTCTTTACCTCGTTGATATATCGTCTTGTTTTTCTTTGTGGTTCCTTTGGAGGTTTTGTCTGCTTCTTGGGTTTGACTTCAATGACAAGATTTTTGATGGTGCCGTTGTGTTGTTTTATTTTACAATAGAAGTCAGGAAAATAACGATGTATTCTGCCATCCCAAGGAGACTTGTATGGTATAACTATCTCTTCGCTACCCCATTCAATCACAGATTCAGTGTTATCACAATAGACCATGAACTTTCGTTCCCACAGAGAACGATAGATTACATTGTGAACATTCCCTCTATATTTCGAGGGGTTG